AACCCAACATTAAGTGAGCAACTTCATCTAAACTTTCTAAGACTTGTCCGTAGTTATAGTTTTTAACTTGGTCTGCTTTAAACTCTTTGTAACCATGTACTGTTACTTTATTTGTTCTTGGCCATTCCGCAAGTTTTTTCCAGTCTTCAATATTGTCATCTAGCAATGAAGATGATGTATGTTCACGCAAACAAAGATAAGGCTGTCCGTCATATTTCATATAACTATCTTTACGATAGAACGCACCTTGTTGCCATTCATTTAAATTTTCTCTGTCACCTTTTGTACTGAATGCTTTTTCGCCTGAAACTTTATCCCATTCCATAGCAAAAAATGTAGGATTGATATCATCATACCCTTGAATTCTGTAACCATATTTTCTTGTTTTAGGTTGTGATATCATTGTCCAAGAACTATAATCAAAAGTAATACTTCCTGATTGTTCTGCTTGTGATTGTCCTGTTTCTTTTCTTCTATAATATTTTCCATCTGAACTGTTCAGTACGATATCTCCTGCATAATACCCTGTAGTATCTGCTAGAGAATAAACCGGATAAGATGAATCTAACGAGACTTTTTCGATTATTAATGCACTAAAGAACTCGCTTCTATTTGGTTCTCCCGAATGTATTATTAGTTCGAAATTATCTTTAGGAATATCTGTATATCTACTATTATTAAGAGAAGTATTTTCTGCTAGTAATCTAAAGTTGTTAACAAAGCCACCTAGCTTTGAACCTAATTTAAAATCATAGTTTTTCTTTTTTTGTAAAATGTTCGTTGTATTAAAGCCTTCTTTTTTATTATATATTGTAACACCTTCTGCTACTTGAGTTTTGTAATCATAAAAAACTTTAAAAGGTTTTGTTAACATCATTAAAATAAATTCAATAAATGGGTATTCACTTGAACGTCTCCATGCCATTTCTGTCGGAGAGCCATCACCAAATTCCCAATCTTCATCCATCAAAACAATTTCAGAATTTGTAATACTACTGTTAAAAAATAACTCATTAGGTTCTTTTAATACACCATTGCTATCAACTGGGATAGGAAGATTTGTAATATTATAATCAGCAAACAGTGTAGTCCAAAAATGTATTGTGTTCGAATCTATTCCATACTTTAATTTAAAATCACCTGGTTCTTGTGATAGACCTACTGCCTTCCAAGGTTCAAATAAAGGATTATCTGTGTTATATGCATATTGGTATATGCCTCTCCAATGTCCGGGAGAGTCTGCATCTATTGTTCTGTAGTTCCAAGTTTTCCAATCATTTGGGTCAAAGTCTGTATTATGAAGATTGTCAATATTATTTCTAATCATCCACTTCTTAAAGAAAGGATACATTGTATAATTCTTTTCGTATAGTTCCCATTCGCTACTTGAACGACGGTATGGTCCGTAATTAAACCTGTCTACACTTGTTCTTGAAGTGTTATCTTCTAAACTATTCCATATAAGAGTTTCGAACATTAATAAAACATCATCTGTTCTATCATTGAATTTAGGAGTTATTGAACCGTCATGTCCTTGAATAAATTCTACTGAGTTTTGATAGTTTCCATCTTGTACACGTCCGGGTATAAACGCTGGATTGATTTTTAAAAATGTTGAACTAGGGGGAATGTATGCTTCTTTTACACTGTCAAATTTTCTTAATGCTACGGTGTCTGTACTCAACAAATCTTCTGAAAAATTAATTTGTTCACCTGATGTTGATATATTATAATCAACACCCAATCTTAATACATCATCGTTTTTGATAACAGTTAATGTTTTATCATCGATTACTTGTCCTAAGTCTGTTGGTATAAATTGTTCTTTAGTTCCTAAAACAACATCTAATGTGGCAGTGGCATAATTAGAATGAACTTCGCCATAGTTTATTTTTAACAAGTTGTCAAAAATACTAATACTCTGTCTTTTTGATAGTCCTATAGTGTTAATTGCTTCTTCAAGTATTTCTATATTTGATTTACTTTCGCCGCCTGCATCACCTAGTATTTCTCTTACAGTTGTAATAAGTTTATTTTTATAACCTTGGTATGATGTAGATAAAAATTCAAAAGATTTAATAGGGTCATAGTCATCTCTTGACAAAGAAAAATATGCATCCCTAACATCAATAGAGTTTACAACCATAACACTACCCTGATTGTTGTGTCTAGTTTTTAAAGTATTATCACCTAGTTTTCTGTAGTTGTTAACACCATTAGGTTCACCTGATAACCCAGGTGTTGTTTCAATAATTCTGACAAAATGTTCATACCAAGTTGAATATGGTATCTGAGAATTCAAATAAGATTTATTGTCTACGTTGTACTCTAATGAGTGATGTAATCTTTGAAATCCTGTATCTCCGTCTGTAGTAACTGGGCTATTTGTACATATATCAACATGAACAAACCCAACAGGGTCTGCATTCACATTAAATGTAATATCATTACCAGAAACAGTATAGTTGTTTATTTGTTTTATCCCGTCAATATATACATCTACTGCTTCTGCGTTTTTAGGAGTTTGCGATAATGTTAAAACTCTTTTAGCATCTCTGCCAAATTCTTTTCTATAATTTCTATAATCAAATTCTGATTTTATATATACATCTTCGAATGTTTCAGTTGTGCCTGAAACAAATTTAAATTGTGCATTATCAGGTATATCAGTTTCAAATGTAAATTCACTTGTATAATCTCCAGAATTTACTACTGGAATAAATCCTAATTCTTGATCCGCCTGATATAATGAACTATCACCTACTGTATATGAAAAAATCTTTGCATCTTTCAAATACGAATCAGGAGTATATACTTTGAATTTTGGAAACTCCCATTCAGATATGTTAGCCATACTATCAGCTAATTCAAGTCTATTATCAAATTCTATAATTGGTCTCTTTGCTTGTTCTATTAATGTATAGTTGTCATCTGTGATTTTATCTCTAATATCGTCATAGTGATACCAAGAGTTTACTACACTAAACCAATTAGAACCAGGTCTTCCAATAGTAACATAATGTTTATAAAGTGATTGTTGTAATGAATTATCATTTACAAAACCAGGCTTAACCCAATAGTACATAGACCAGTTAACAAACTTATCTAAGTCAATAGGTAAATTGATAGTTTTCTTTTCTGTATCGAATAATCTTCTGTGGTCATTTGTTAATGCACCTTTATTAAAAAGAGCATTTAACAAATCTTCATAAAAAACTTTTTGTTCATCACTTGAATATACAGGCTCAAGTCCATAATTTTCACGTGTGAATGCATGAGGAGGAAAAGACAAATAAATGTCTTGTTCTGAATTTATGCCTTTTTCTTTTCTACCAACATACGCTTTTACTTTTTCCATGTCTCCTTGTGAGAAGACACGTTCTAATGTAGTTTCAAAGATAGTTTCTAATTCACTATTCTTTAAATGTCCTGGTAAAAAATCATAAATCTTATTGGCCATAGTCTGTCACATCCTCGCCTTGTAATTCTGTTTGTGAGATTGCTGAAATTATTTTTACATCGGATGACGTTGTAACACTTAAGAAAATCTCATTTGGTTCACTAGTAATACTTAGCAAGTCTGTAAAACCGCTTGTTGAGAATTTAGGTGTTATAACAACACTAGCAATATAGTTACCAAGTTTCTGATGTAAGTAAGATGCCAATTCTGAGAAATAGAATGTATCACCAAAGTCCCAATTATTTAAATCAAAATATTCATTAACTTTTGCCGACACCGCAGTTTTGACTTCACTATCAGTATATGAAGTTCCTGACTTTTTGACAACTTTAAACATTGCTTGATTTTCAGGTTGTGCAAAAGAACCAAACAAGTATTTAAACTTGACTGGTATATAACTGATATGGTCTGCGATGGCCGCCTTCGGTTCGATAGAACTCATTAATGATTTTAATTCATAGTTGTTGGGTGCAGTAGGTATAGTTGCTTTGAAACCACCTGCTATCCATTTGTTTACCTTTCTTACATAGTCACTTGTAAGAACATAAATGTCAACAATATTACTTGTACTAGGATCTATTCTCTTATCTAAGTCTGCATAATGATCCCATCTAAAACTCATAAATCTATCTTCTGTAAAACTTCTTCCTTGAACAACTTTAAATTTAGTAGGACCAAAGTATATACATGTAGGGTCACTTGGGTCTGGTTGACTAAACACAAATTGAGGTGTCCAAACACCATCAATATAATAGAACCATTTTTGTCCGTTTGTTGGATCTGTGTCTGTATTGTACCAAAGTTTAAATTCAGGTCTTGTATTTTCTGGTATAGGGTTTGTACCACCAATATTTGGACCCGCTGTTGCCATTTTAGAAACTCTTTCAAATCTTTGTGAACCAGTATAATAATCTTCTACGACAATTTTAGAATCGTTATTTGGTGTTTTAAATATATCTAGTACGCCATATGGATTACCTGTTGTATCCATAGTCAGAAGTTTAACTCTTGATTCATTAATATAACCTGTATCAGTAATATAATCATTATATACATAAGCACTCTTTGTTTCATATGTGCTTGTTTGTGTTTCTACTGAACTAATAAGATTCACTGTAGCAACAACTTTAACTGCAAATGTACCGATACTTGTAGTTTGAGACCCATCGCCTTTTAGAACATCAATTAAAGTTCCTTCTCCAGGGTCTGATGTCCAAAATATTACTTTATAGTTCGTTACACCTGAACCTGCTGTACTGGTAAGTTCTGTATGGTCTTTATCTAATATAACGCCATTTGCATCTCTTAAAACTAGTGTACTTTGTGTTAATGTTTCTGATGAACTAAATGAAAGTTCAGCATATGCTGTTTGTTTAAATCTAACATCGTTATCGATATTATCTGCACTTTCGATGGCACCCCATGTTTCAATTGGATATGTAAATTTCCAGTTGTTTAATGCAGTGTCATATTGAGTAATAAAGTTTGTTTGTACACCTGTCATACCTGTTGTTGCAGTTGTGTATGTTTCGCCTGTTGGTAACTCATCTTCGTCTATCCAGAAAAAGTTTCCTGTAGTTGGTGCTGAGTTAAAATATGTCGTTGATGGTTTGCCCTTGAAGCCATAAGTATTTTCTAGGTTATTTGTTGAAACTGTAGAATATGATGGTTCAGATGAAGCAACACTGGCCGCGCCCGTATTTGTTACAACAACTATTTGGTCTGGTGAAACATTTATTTCTGTAGAGTCATCGACTGTTTCATTTAACGCAACATCATCTAGTGTAGAAATATATTTTGAAAGGTCTGAAATTTCAAAACTTAATTTATATTCTGGTGTCGCCCCGATAATATCATCTGGACTATTCGGTGCAACTATTTCACTTGGGTCTAGTTCATATTCAAGACCATCAGGTGAAACAAGAAAATGTTTATATGTAGGACTACCTATTTGGCTTGGGTTATTTTCCACAAACTCAAGTGTTTTGTCTGCACCAGTGTATTTAAACACTGCATCAAATGTTGCTCCACCAGATCCATTGTCTGTGTAATTTTCTAAATCACATGCATACCCAACTGTAATAATGTCTGAGCCTGTAGTGTTTGATGTAGCAGGTGTCATATCACCTGGGTTGTAATAGTTAATTAAAATTTTATCACGTTCTGCCAAATTAGTTTCATTATCAACTACAATGTCTTTGTTTCCATAATAAAATTTAACTTGGTCACGACTTTCAAAAACAACTTTTTTGCCTTTGATGTATGCGGTGTATTCTGCTTCGTTTGTTCGTATACCTGGTTCATATTTGTAAAATACAATAATTTTACCAGTAATGTTTGATTGCCCGTCCCAGATATTCCATCCCCAAGTATTGGTAACAGTATCTAGGTCATAATATAAAGTAAATGATTGTATCTGTGCATCATCTATCTTTTGTGTTCTTATTGCTTGAATTTCTGCATCTGTAAATTTCATTCTAATGTTTTTACAAATTTTTGTAATGACACCAGTTTCTGTAATAACTTTATCTAGTACAATTTCTGCAGGATCTGATGAATTTACTTTTATTACTTTTGCATAATATATAGTATCTGATTCACCTTTAAGTGTGATGAAATCCCCAACTTCTACATCAATCGGATTAGTTGTTTCAATTTGTAAATTATTTAATGGGCTTTTTGTATAAGCACCATCAGATAATGCTACAGAAATATTAACAGTTGCATCATCTTTATATTGATAAAAATATTGATTAACTATTGCTGGGTGTCTTATTGCTTTTGAAATTTCGTTTCTAATAAAGTCAACTGATTTGCCACTATCTCTATTAAAACTTAAAGATAGTTTCAATGCGTTTGACCAATCAGGATATACAGGTGTAGCCGCTGTTACTTGTGAATAATCTGGTTGAATACCACCATCATCTTCGATAAACACAGAACCATCTGTTCCTGTAATACTTAGGTCTGAATGATGTCCGGTAACATCGTCCATTTCAAAATAACGTGAATTACCTGCAAATGTTGTATTAACTGCTTTCACTTTTCTTACAACGTTATTACCTAACGTTAGTGGGTAAACATTATAATCTTGTGCGTTTACCATTCTGTCTTGTGAATAGTAGGCCTTTTGTGCAATTCTTCTTACACTTGTAAATGTTTCTGCCGCAAAGTTTTCAGCAAAGTCACGTGTGCTTTGTAGTGATAGAGTAATTCTATAACTCTTATCATCTGTGCCAATATATGGAATAGAGATTTCTACATTTTTGATATCACCTGAATTTATAGAGTAATTTTCATTATCACATGTTCTATACCAAACACGATAGTCACCGAATGCCGCATTTCCAAATACGCCATCAGGATATCTTAGTTCAACTGAGTTATCTACATTTGTATGAACACTTACTAAGTCTCCTGAACCTGTTCTAAGAGAATTATAGATTGCAGTTTCACGTGTATCATTGTCAACTTTAGTAACACTTGATTTATACGCACCACTTGATGTGTCAAATTTTTGTACCCATACATCTGAATTAGAAATGTTTGAATCATCAATTACTTCAACTCTATTTGAAAGTTGAGACTGATATCTAAATAATTCGCTTTTTAGTTGTCCTGCTTTTGTAGTAACAAAGAAACCAGTTCTGTCACTGCCAGGTCCTAAGTTATCGTTTCTGTTTAAGATTGTAAAATTATTAGTAGCAATAGGTTCGCCCTCAATAATTTTATCATCTTCTATTACAGTACGCACTGCTTCAAATCTTCTATTTGCTCCTGCAACATTTGTTGAGAAAGCATATGCTAAAGATTTAGATAATGGGTTTTCGTTTACTTCATAAAGGTAATTTTCTATATTACCTACTGTAAGTGAAGCACTTGGATCTTGAATTTTTGTATTTTTATTGAAAGAGGCGTTTAAGACTGTTATAAATTTTTCATACCAATCAACATCATTAGAGTCGTTCCAGTTAACAACGATACCAGCGAGAGAATTACCTTCGTTGTCTGCAACATCTTCTGTAGTTGTTACACTTGTGATTTTCATCATACCACGTGCATTGATAGGCCTTGTTTTTATGTAGCCCAATGTTTGTGCCATTCGCAAGATACTTAAACGGCGTTCCGCTGTATCTAGGAAGTTTTCACGTGTGTTCATGTCATTTCTAAATGCTAGAGAATGACCTAGGTATGCAACAAGGTCTAGAATTGCAATAAATTCTGAACTTGCTATAAAATCGTTAAATTTATCTGGATATGTTCTGCTTATATACGCAAGTAAACTCTCACGTATGCTATCAAAATCATAAGCCTTCAAGCTAACATTGGTGAATGCCGTATAGACACTGGTCCAACTTTCACTTGCGAATAAGTTATCTATTCTATCTTGACTCATTTTATTCTCTCTGTAGGTCTATTGTTAATGTAATCGGCTCTTTCTCTGGTAATAAATCAACCGATATTGATGCTGTTACTGTATGGTCTGACTCAGTTAAGTTAATACTTGTTAAGTTGACCCTTGGTTCATCGTTGATAATCTGTGTTAAATCTTCTTCAATTAGCTTTTTAATGTCTGATGTTAGCGGTTCAAATACTAGGTCATGAACGATTGACCCATACGTAGGCATCATAATTCTTTCGCCTTTACGTGTCATTATATTATTCAATAAGTCTTCAACCACTAACTCTTTACCTGTTAGTGTGTGATTGATTGCTTGTTTGTTCTTAGTACTAAAACCTATAAATCTTGCCATTATATACTCTCTTTACTATTAAGAGTATTTATCAACATATAAACTTCGTACTTTTACTGTTGACTTTATGATTCATTTTATGTATAATAAATGAAATTATAGGAGAATAAATAAAATTATGCCTAATCTAGTACCTATGGTCATTGACCAAACTGCAAACGGAGAACGTAGTTTCGATATTTTTTCTCGTTTGCTTAAAGAACGAGTAATATTTCTTACAGGCGAAGTCAATGATTATCAATCAGACTTGATTTGTGCCCAACTTCTATTCTTAGAAGCTGAAAATCCAGAGAAAGATATACATTTTTATATCAATTCACCAGGAGGACATGTAACTGCTGGTATGGCTATCTATGATACCATGCAATTTGTCAAACCAGATGTTTCTACAATGGTTCTTGGACAAGCATGTTCTATGGGTTCACTCTTAGCTACTGCCGGAGCAAAAGGTAAACGATACATGTTACCTAATGCCAGACATATGATACACCAACCAAGTGGCGGTGCCGGTGGACAAGCTACAGATATGGAAATTCAAGTACAAGAAATTCTAAAAACAAAAGCACGATTAATTCAGATATACGTGCAACACAATACAGCCGGAAAAAACTATAATGATTTATATGGTGATATGGAGCGAGATAACTTCATGAATCCAGAAGAATCATTACAATACGGTCTTATTGATAAAATCATCGATAAAAGACCAGAGTAACTATCTAGAAATAATGAGAAGGAATACCCCGATGTCTACAAAGGATATCATCCGTAATAACTGGCCTGCGGTAGAAGAACGAATAAGAACTTTGTTTAATAAGTATCGTTCAGAATTTGAAAAAGACGGTATCGAATTCAGTACGAAACAACAAAGTGAACTAATGAGTGAGATTGCTCAAGTAAGTTTTCTTAATATTCTTAAAGAAAAGAATATTAACACGGAAGTCAAAGTAGGTGTAAATGTTGCTGATGTTTATATCAACGGAGATCCAATTGAAATCAAAACATGCGGTGCTGATAAGTGGCAAGGGGGTAGCTTTTCAAAGCGTCCCGGCTTATATCTCTTATTGAGTTGGAAATACAATGATTCTACAAAATTATTTTGTGCAATGCAAGATATGGTTGAATCTGATTGGCGTAGTCATATGCTCAATGAAGATAAGAAAATGAAGAAAAATGCAACCTATTATGGTACGTGGTACGGGAAAAAAGAACTAGTTGAAGACAATAGATATGAACTTCTAACGGGAAGCATTGATATTATTGATAAAAAGAAAGACGGTTCACCAAGAAAAGTACCAAATATACACTTTAAATGGGTGTAAAAACTTGACAGATTCTCGATTCGTAGTATACTATATGTATATTAAATGAAAGAGAGGATCTAACTATGACTACATATCAAGAAGTTGCTAACGAGGCAAAAACACAGGCTGTACAAGCCGTTGACACATTTTTCAATAACGTTCTAAAAGGTGAAGACCAATACTCATGTGGTTTTGCATGGGTTACAGTTTATCCTGAAAACAAGGGTAATACTAAACTCGGTAAAGCAGAACGTAAAGGTTTAGAATCTATTGGATTTAAAAAAGACTGGACAGGAAAAGCATGGCAGTTGTGGAATCCAGGTGATTACGCAGGTCAAAATATTGATTGTAAAGAAGAAGGTGCTCAGGCTTATGCTAAAGTAATGAAATCACATGGCTTCAAAGCATATGCAGGATCACGATTAGACTAAAAAACTTGACAGATTTAGGAATCGTGCTATTATATAAACATGATGAAGGAGACAGATATGAGTAAATTCGTTATTGAAACTGCTATTCGTGAAAACTATGCCGCTCATAATGATGATTGGGATGGTGTCTCAGAATACTGGAAAAACAAAGGTGGAAACACTTATGTTATAGAGGCAGATACAGCCGAAGAGGCTAAAACTGTTATCGATTTAGTTACATCTTCAAGTAATGCATACGAAGAAAACTTTTTTGACTTCTTCCCATGTGATGATAATTTTGAATCTGAATTTGTTAAATCACAAAAAGAATTTGATCCAAAGGGTTGGGAAACATTATATACTGATAACCTTATTCGTAAGAATAAAAAAGGAGATTGGTATATGAAACGTGGTTATGTTGTTGGTGAATTTCAGAAAGGAACTCAGTATGAACATCTTGTTGGCAAGTTTGTTGGTAATGTCGATAATCTTAGTACAGGCAAATGCGTCCTTAAAATTGAAGGCGATACCCGTACTAGTTTAGTTTAAGGAGAGAGAATGAAAACATTCACATTTGAAAATCATTTAGGTGACACGTTTGTAGCTAAAGCAGAAAACGGTCTTGACGTAATGGAAGATGCAAATCGCAAAATATTGTGGCCAAACTGGAAAGACGGAATGTGGCAACAAGTATCTGACACAAAATTTGTTTGGGTTTTAGGTAACTTTTTCGACTAAAAACTTGACAGATACACGAATCGTGTTATTATAATTACATAATCAAAAGAGAGAGGTTAATATGAAAGTTTCAGTTATACATTCAGCATTCGATGATACTCCCCACGTTGTAGCATTTGTTGATGCTCCGGAAGGAACAGAAGAAATGGAAGCACTTGAATATGCTTATCGTTGGACAAACAATGTAATGGGTTCTTGGTCAATCAAAAAAGAAGTTTTTGAAGGCGGAGAATCTAACGGTGACTTTAATCCTAATGTCACTGTAATGGCTCCACTTCATGTTGATGATAGTGGTAAGGAATGGGGTTTGCGTTCCACATCTGTTGGTGACCAAATGCTTGTTGGTACTAAAAAGTATGAAGTTGCTAGTTTTGGTTTTAAGGAGGTTGCATAATGGCAGTAGTTCAAAAAAACAATGTTCGTGAATACAAAATCGATTTAGATAGTTCGGCAGGTAATGCCTTCTATCTATTGGGTACGGCGCAAGGTCTGTGTCGTGACCTCGGTCTTGATGGTAATCAAGTTATCGAGGAAATGAAGTCTGGAGATTATACTAATCTCGTAAAAACTTTTGACAATTATTTTGGAAGTGTTGTTACTTTAGAAACAAGTGATGAAACTTTACTGAATGCATTGTCGTAACAAAGAAAGGGTTGTATGTCTAAACAAGAACTAAGAGAGCCTGTAAGGGTTAAAATCAATGGTATTGATGTAACAAAAGATACCACAGTTGATGATGCATATCGTGTTCAAAAACTTATGCAATCAATGAACCCAGATTCTAAGATAGAAATCGTAAATGTAGAACCCACTCAGGGTTATACTAAATCTATCTACGAATTTTAACTAAAACCAGGTACGTAACTCCACATTTTTGCAGTACGTATTTTCATAGCGGCTAGTTTCTCATCAAACTGGCCGTTATTCTTTTTTATATTTGTTTGAATTTCATCTGTAATATCATACCACTTTTCATTATTAATTAAACTAATGATATGGTGATTTTCAATTTTTTCTACACCTTCCTTGAAGAAGTAAAAACATAATGCATCAAATTGTGGTTGTGATAATTCTTTTTTAACAAACTTTTCTAAAACATTTCCAATATTTCTTAGTTGTTTTTCTAATATAAAGTTTGCCATTGGCTTTGTAATCTTACCACTGGATATATCAATTCTTTGTGAAGCAACAGTTACAAATCCATATTTTATTTCTGTATTGGTAACTTGATATCCGTAACCTATTTTATTATCATCTGCCATTTCTAATACTGGTTTTTCCGTATCTATAATTGCGTCTTTGCTCATTGAACTAAACACTAAATCAACGATAGGAAATGTAGTTAATCTAACATGTGATAAAATATAACTTGGTTCGCCGGTTTCTTTATATCCAGTACCCAAGTATGTTCCATAAGGTGTAATTACATTCAACGGAAGTTGAATATAATTTAATAATGAACCTTTTCTTTTATCAAAAATCATTATGCTAATCTCACACTTGTTGTTCCAGTAACATCAGGATTTTCTGCTACTTTATATTGACGATTTAATTTATACGCACCACGTTCAACACTTGCGGCCGAGAAGTGCATTGGATCCCAAGGTTTTGACCAATTACCGCCCCATCCTAATCCGTGTCTTGCGGCAATTTCACCAATGTTTAGAGGCAAGTCACAACCAAAGTTTCCACCTCTACTGCCACTTGGATCCCAACCACTTGGAGCAGTTGAGGCATAACCATTTGGTGAATAAGCATTGATATCTATTGCGGCTCCCATAGCATGGAAGCTAGGTTTATTTCCGCCTCTTGTTGTTCGTTTACAATATCCATGTAACGTTCTAATCTCATAGCCCGTTGCTTCTAAATCATCAATAAGTCCCTGGAAGTTTTTCTGAAAGATTGCGGCAACTTGGCAACCGACACCATTACTCGCTCTGATTGTTGCAAGACCTTCTCCTGGTGGTAGACCTGGAACATCTTCATTAGATGTCGTATCTTGATTATTTGCAGTCGTTTGTGCTTCTGCACTTGATGGATCTTTAGCAATATCGTTACCTGCTTTTTGTGAATCAGATGTTTGTGTTGGCGTAGAACCAGAAGAGTCTGGCATAGTAGTTTCAGTACCTCTTAAGAAAGGTTCATGTGTTGGTATCTTAGGAATAATACTTTCATCGATTTGTGTATTTTCTAAATTCTGTATATCTGGTTGTGCAGTTAGTGGAATATCATAAGCAATAGAAGCCATAGGACCATTCAAATGCAAATGATTGCCTGTTGTTACATACATGCTTGTTGATACTTTAACATGCTTAGAACCACCACTCTCAAAGAACATACTACCTTTAGTTTTTGTATGCATTTGATTTCCAATATTCACATTATAATTGTCACCACTTCTTACATTAATCTTTTCGCCTGCTTCTATGTTTATGTTTTTGTCTGCACGTAAATTAAAATCTTTTTCTGTTCTTAATGATAATGAGCCTTCAGCATAAACCATAACTTCACCATCTGCTCCTATCTCTACCCAACCAGAACCCGAACTATTCACTGCATATATAAAATCATTTGTACCATCAACAATGACCTGTGCGCCACTGCCTGATGATATTCTAATTTGATTAGGATGAATTGTGCCATCGTCACCTACAGATCCGTCGTCCATTGATATATAGTTTCCGCCTGGTGTAGATAACCCATAAACTTTTGAATGTTGTGTTGTTTCGTAGTTTGCATCTCTGTGTGGACTTGCAGTTGTTTGTCCTCTTTTGTTATCAGAGTATATACCTTGACTAGCAGTATTGGAATTTATATTTGCATTTTCTTGTTCGTCTTCTGGTGTATTAACTGCATCACGCATTGTTATTGGTCTAACTTTAGCAGAAGGGACATCTTTAAAGACGCCGTCTCCTTGTCCTGTACCATCTGACTTTGCTTTACCACTTGCAGATGTTACCGCAGGTACTTCTTGTGAAACTGCGAACCAATACCCTTCATTTAAATCACCATTGTCTGCAAAGAAAACTAAAATAGTTACACCAGCATCTGGTGGGACTGCAAACATACCATAAGAACCTTGAGCATTTGCACCACCGAAACCAGATGCATATTGAAAATACATTGGTTCATCTGGGTCGCCATTTAATTTAGGAATATAAGCCGCAATACGTCCTCTGCCTTCAGGATCTGGTTTACCACCAACCGTTATGGCTTTGTAAATACCACCTTGTAGATTTTTAAGTATAGGATTTTCTAAATGCTTTCTAGCATCTAAGATACCTTTACCTAATAAGTTGTCGTTAGAGTTCATTGTATTCCTTTATAATTTTCTTTTTTAAAATGTTTAATGTAGAGTAACCGTAATGACCACAATCAAGTCTATCAACAATACTGCCGTCTCCATTAAACATTTTGATAATTTTGAATCTTCTTTCTGGTGTATCCATTTCTTCTAGATATTTATTAATCACTTTTTTATCGTTATAGTGCAAATTATCACCCCATGAATCATTTTGAATATATATTACATTCCAATTCTTGCTTCTTGTTATCCAATCTAATCTTCTTATATTGGTTTCTAAATGCTTTAACATTGTTTGAGTATAAGAAGTTTGTTTTTGTACTATATCTGCCCAAACGTCTGTTAATGGTTTCCTTATAGTGTCTCGTATACTTTTATCCTCACTATCAAGTAATAAATCTGGGTGCAACTGTGCCATAATATCATAACCTCTTACATCATTGGTATCATATATACTGGTTCTGCTTTTTATAGTATTTGGTTTTTCTATATCTAAATAATAATCATATCTGTACATTGAAGAAAAACTAATTATAATAGTTTTTGTTTTTTCTGAATTTTTATCATTTGTCCATTGTTCTAATCTAGTAATAATTCTGTTATTTCCTAAACCACCTCTTGCTAAATTTATAAACAATGTTTCTGTCGCACCTGTTCTTAGTAAATGAGATATATCATATCGTTTTGGCATTGACGCACAAAACATAAAACTATCACCAAATATAGGAACAATTTCTTTTACTGTGTCTATATCAGAAATGTCTGTTCTAGTTGGATATTCACTCTCCCATTTTTCTTTGGGGTCATCGAATCTTTTATCAAAATCGTTATTAATAATGCTACCTTTATTAACTTTAGCCCATGAAAAATCTGATAAAACTGAAAACTCACTAGACATTAGTTAACTCCTTCTGCGATATTATCATCGACCCTTACATTGATACCGAAATGGTTAGGTTTAGTGTTTACCCGTAATTGGTGTGCACCGGACGATGACACGGTTCCCTTTTTATGAATTCCTGATTCACTATCACCGGTTGATATCGAGTCAAAATTATTTGCAATATCATTCTTGATAGCATTGACTGTTCCTATTGTCCAACCACCTGTACTGTTTACTGTATTTTGTATTTCTGTAGGTACTTGATATTCTTGTACTTGTCCATTTTTATCAAGGTACTTAACTGGTTGAAATTCAGATACATCAGGATATCTGAATTGAAAAGTTTCTCCACCTAATTCTTCGTCTACCACTATCGCAGGTAAATCTTTTTGTTGATTGGCAAGGTTATCATATATGGATCTTGCCGCATCTAATTCTTTTGCATCACTTTCGGTAATTTCCGATGTGGCGTTACCTACCTCACTATATTTTAACTGTGCTGGCTTAGAGCCAGGTAGTTCTACAAGTTCTTGTGTTTGTTGTAATTGTAATATTTCGTTTTGTTGCTCTACTGGTAATCCATCAATAACTTGTTTCACTTTTATTCCGTTGTTGCTTTCCAATGCTTCTACAAGTTCTTGTTTTGACTCTTCTGATAGAGTTGTCTGGTCCATCCGTACGTAGTTTTCGTTTGTTACAGTATATGTGTTTGGTGGGGGAGGAGGCACTGTAATAGTTCCGTCATTGTTGTCTATATAAACATCCGGTAAAACATCTGGTTTAGGTATAATTACTGGATCATCTATTGTTGTTTTCATATCATTATCAGTTACAAAATGAGAACCACCTAGATTACCATTAATTTCTTGAACTTCTGTCATAACCAATGGACTTGAATCTACTTGCTCTATAAGTATCTGTTGTCGAACTTCTTCAAGTTTCTGTTCATCTTCTGTTCTACCTTTATTTGTAAAATACCATCCATCTAGGTCATCTTCTAGTTCAAGTTCATCTGCTTTTAATTCTGATATAGTTTGTCTTTTTTCTTTGTCAATAATTTCGTTTCTTACTTCACCTCTTACACCCGATGTTGCATTTTCTGTAATTTTGTTTATAGCATTTTCATTTGCCTTTACTTCTGCATATTCTTCATCTGTTAAATCGTGTAAACTTCTACCTTTAATGATATCTTTATTTTCATTGTGTAGTGATTCTACTTTATCATATTCTTGTGCGGTTAATGTTTTTGTACCAGTATCAAAATTATATTCCTTTGTTCCGAGACCAGTTGCTATACTTGTTTGTTTGTGGCTCATGCCACCTTCATAAAGTTCTACGTCACCATTGAGCAATGCGTCTGTTCCTGCTTTACCGAACAACCCTCCTGGTTCTAGTTCTGTCATTACTTGATTCGGATTAATAACTGCATCATTATTGCCTAAATAACTTCTGTTCATGTCTTTGTTTATTTGTTCATTCCAAGCATCTATTTCATTTTGGTCTACACCAACAATACCGTCTGAAATTGCTTCTTGTCCTAATGATTCATAGGTATTATCTAACATTGCAATAGTGGCAGGAGAAACTGTTGTTCCGTCATCTATTGACTCATTTATTATATTTCTGGCTTCATCTGCATCACCAAAATGAGTTGCGATTTGCTGACGTCCCATTGATAAATCTGTACATGCCGCTTGGTTTCCTAGATTACACAGGTCTTGTAGTTGACTAGTAACAAGTGCTAATTGTTTTGCGTCTGCTTCCTCTGGAATACCATCAACACCGTTATTGTCAATAAAAAGACTGGTTGCATTTTTGTAGGCAGCCGATGCCCCAAGATAGGCCGCATCCGTATTTTGAACTACTACTGTATCACCTTCACCATCACCATCTGTATCTACTAAGGCGTTACCGGCACCAACTGGAACTCCAATATTGCCTGCCTCTTCTGCTTGTCCTTCTGCGTCTTTACCAGTACCATCACCGCCTGTCCCTGTACCATCGTTTATACCAAGTTCGGGTTCGATATATGAATATTTTCTTAACCATTCATCGCCCCATTGGTCTGGAAATTGATTACCACCAAATGTAGGTCTAAATTCATGAAAAGTAGACGCCGCTGGAAATTTAACTAATGAAAGTGTTTGGCTAAACTGTCCTCCACTAAATTGATGAGTGATTTCATTAACCATGAAAACCATTGTTTCTAATCTTGACTTTTTTATACCATCACTGTTTGATGCGTCTTGGCCTACTCTATCTGCATCATTTAAGAATACGCCTTCTGCTTTATCTACTACAACGATAACAAAGTTATTACCATTGATTAGTGCAGTATGCATTTTTAATGAATCAGATGAATTGTTTTTACCGAAGTTCCCCTTTTCAACTTCTATTGGAAGGAAAGATTCTAACCAATAAGGATCACCTTTAATGGTCATTGTAGCATTCATCATGCTTATGTTGGCATATTTTCCTTCATAATATTTTTCTTTTGCAAGTTCTAATGCTTCTCTATTTGAATTTTTTATTACATCTAATTTAGTTGGATTTTGTAATATTGGTTTAACAACTCTATCAAAGTTTACAGGATTTTCTACCAGCGTTTTCATTAAGTCGTTAAATTGTTCTAGACTTAATTTTTTTATCATTTCTTTATCAAGTTCTTCAATCAGTAATATATCTTGTCCATCACCGCCCTCTGATAACAATCCTAAACTCTGCCAAGAATCTGCTATAGCAGACGTACTTTCTACTGCTTTTTTAGATAGCATATGCCCAAGTGCTTCTCTTGTAAGGTCATCATCTTCTCGTTGATTCGCTTCAAGTTCTGTTAACGCTTGATTGGTTGCTAACTTGGCATCTCTTACCGCATTATTCAATGCACCAAAATTTCTTCTGGTTTCACCTTTAAATATATCGTTAAATATTTCGTATGCCGCAGAACCGCCTCTTGTGTTTGCTTCATCATTTTGTAAAGCGTCACGTAATCTATTGACATCACCTAATTCTATTAATGCTTCAATATAGTTTCTGTCTTCACCATAGGTGTCATTAAGTCCAGACGCTCTAACTTTTTCTCTAAATCGATTTACAATATCTTCATTTAAATTATCTAATTCTGATATTAGTTTTTCTGAAACTTCTTCTTTCTTTTTAAATTCTTTATTAAGAACATCTGCTTCTGCTTCTAATTCTGTTAATTTTTGTTGGGCTTTTTCATCTATAAGTTTTCTATAATCTCCTATAGATTTAAGAAAACTATTTGCCATATAAGCATCGCTAGGTTTAGAATAAACTTTTTGTAACTGCTGTCGTAAGTTTATTGAAAAGTCCATAATTTGGTCATTCAACCCTGTGTAAGTATGATAATATCTTTTGTTACATCTTCCTGTTAAAAATACTTCTTTTAATATTTTTGCAGTTGCACCGACAATTTGTGCATTGTTAATTTGATTTTGAGGCAAGATGTTTCTGTGACAAGATATATGATATGTAACAATATAAGAAGTTGTGCCAGTTAAAATATTAAATCCATTTGGCTTAGGTTCACCATGAGGTTTAATATAAAAAATATCACTCATCGTATCTTTGGAATCAGTTAATTCTTCTTTGATTTGTTTTGCATTTAAAATTATACTTGTCACACAATCATAAATGCCTGTACCTGGTTGAACAACACCTTGCTGTTGACCTATTTTTATTGCATCTGTTTTTTCAGTTTCATTACTAGCAGAAGACATGTTAGGATTGTTTGGGTCCTTCATTTCTGCTTGTGCATATTTCTGTTTGAAATCATCATCCATAACAAACTTAAATTCATTACGGAAGTCTGAATCACCGATTACAGCATTTTTCAATATGTTTTCATTTAGCTTATTAAAGAATTCTTCAAGTGTTTCTCCAAGTGTATTTTTTACATCAAAGTTAAAATTACTTTCAGCTTGTGCTATTGTTGCCAATGAAACTATTTCGTCATTTACAATAGTACCTGTAAGTCCTGTAGCAGTTCCCCTTGCATCTGTAGTTGTATCTAAATCTCTAAAATTGTTTATCTTAAAAGGTAGAACTTTTGTAGCAGGTAATTTTTTTACGTTATTGTTTTCATCGTAACCAATAAAGTTTATTTTCATAAAGAAAACTGCATTTTGTATATTTGGATAGCCACATAGTATAACGGTATTATTCAGCATATCGGGTAAAGAAGTTCCGCCAACTTGTGTTATAGAAAATGAAAGTGTAGTGGCAGTTCCTGCCATTCTACTAACACTGTTTGCACCATACCCTCTACCATCAACAACTAAATCATGTATATTCAATTCTGTACTCACACCGGTTTTTGCAATCGTTACTTTTTGTGCAGACGCCGGAGGCCATGCATCATTTACAACATCCAAAAGTAAGTCAGGCGTGTTTTCGAATTTTCTATATTTTGCTTCTGCTTGTTTATTAACACAAAATAGTTCTAAATTATATGTATAACTTTGATACACATCTAGTTCATTATCCCAAAACAAATTTTTAGATTCCATTTGTTTTATAACTTGTGCTAGACTTGTAGCATTGTTTAAAATTTGATTTTTTGTTTCTACAGAATCTTCATAGTTTAATTTTTCTTCTCCTACAGGAACAGGGTCTTGGTCTGATTTTATCTGCGACAAAGCATCATCATCAGTTACTGGTACAACTTCTTCATCAACTGTACCATATGCCATACCCAATCCAGTACCAATACTATCAGAAAAATATTCTTCTGCTTCTGCTCCACCTTCCATACGTATCATTGCAGAAACCATCTTTTCTGCTAATTCAGGATTTGCACTTAAGTCTACTGGAGAATTTGGATCCACACCCATTCTTTCAGCAACAAAGTTTGTGTAATTGGATGTATTGTTTTCATTGGGAGGAGCCCAACGATTAATCATATCATTTACTGTTGTTAAGCCGTGCTTGTTTTGATAAGTCTCTAATGTTTTACCCATTGCACGAACACCATGTTCTGGTGTTGCATAGGTAACGAATCTTCCGTCATCGCCGGTTTTACCAACCCAAGCAGTTGAGTTAGATTCTATATTTCCTGGGTTATTATTTCTTGCACTTCTTACTGTCATTGTACTTACTTCATATCGTCTATTGATGCTTTGCTAGGTATTCTAATTCGAGTACCAACAGAAAAATCTCTTATAGGATCTTCTATAATGTCAGGGTTTCTTTTTGCAAAAATCCACCAATATTTTGAAGTGCCGTACAATTCATAGCTACACAAGTCTGGTCTCATGTCATAATGCTGTGGTACAGTATATAGTTCATCTAAAGGATCAAACTCCAGATAAACATTATTCATAATATCCAGTACTTTATTTTTTATTAACCCTGTTTTCTTCCAAGGAGATGTTGGATCATAAGACATTAAATATACCCCTTACTTTTTAAATTACCACTTAAGAAATCTCTCATTGTGAAGTTCTCTCTTACGTTCTTTGGAGAGTATGTTGTTGTTAAAGATAAAACAAATGTTTGTTGTACCGGAACTCTTTCGCCTGATGAAAGAGATATATAGTCAACATCTTGGTCTAAGTTCCATGTAAAATCACGAATCAATACCGGAACGTTTTCATATATGCCATGTGCATAAAAACGTAATACAGGCGGTGGGAGACCGGGATTTTGTTCGAACTTACCAAAGTTCATCTTTAAAGCGCCTCTAAAAAACTGACCCATTGCTAACACTGTTCTTGCTTCTTCCTCACTACGAATAATAATCGGAGCCGCCATGTTAAATTCAGTGTTTGATGCCATTTCAAATGCACGTTGTTGAAAATTAGAATGTGCCAAATCATACGAACTATAACCAGTTTGTGTGATAACACTGACCGTAGGAGTATAAGGAAACTGTACTCTTGTAAGTCCAGTTGCCGCCAACCTACCACTTGGGTCTGACATGTAAACCGGTTGTGGTTCAAGATATAAATTATCAGCCATTAAATTCTCCTTCTTTTGTGTATTTATCGTTATATAAAGTTCGTAGTTTAAAAAAGTTCATATTTCACTTGACAAGTGCATTCAAAATAGTATATAATAAAGTATTAATAGGAGCAAAACCATGGCACGTAGAGGTCAAAATTATTTAAACAACAAAGATATGCTTAAGGAAATCCATACCTCAAAGGGTAATTACACTTGGTATGAAGACCGAGAAGCATATCATCAATACGATATTATAGTTGATGGAACAAGCGAAATTCGTGACGCTATCCCTCAAGCACAACAAAACCGGGCAGATAGAATGCAAAAACTAGCCTGGGAACTAAACGAAGACAAAAAGAAAAGACAATCTGACTTTTTAGTTGATCCAGAATCAATCGATAAAAACAGTTTGATATTCAGAGTTATGACATTTGACCATATCCCTGATGAACCCGGAAGAAAGAACAATCCAAAGACAATAGCTGACCACAAAGTCAAGCTAAACTTTCCTCCATTCAAACATTATGTTTTAGACGGAAGAAAGTTCAGAGAAGTGGCTATTTCACATCATAACAAAAACAAAGAGTTTGATTTACAAGCTGGCAAAATCACAGCGAAACTTGCCAACATGTATATTAAACTAGTAGAGCGTTATTCTCAAAGAAGTAACTGGCGTGGTTACACATACATTGATGAAATGCGTGGACAAGCATTATTGCAACTTACACAAATTGGTTTACAATTTAACGAAGCAAAATCAGACAATCCATTTGCATATTACACCGCGGCAGTTAACAATTCATTTACACGTGTTTTAAACACTGAAAAGAAAAATCAAGGCATACGTGATGACCTATTAGAGAAATCAGGTCAGATGCCAAGTTGGACTAGACAGTTAGAACATGAAATGAAGTCTCAAGAAAGATGGCAGAAAGTAATTAAAACAAGAATTACAGACGACCAAATGCCAACAGAGACAATCAAAGAGATATACGCAGACAATGACTAATCTTTTCAACAAAGCGGCTTGGTTCACTGATATTCACTATGGTATGCGTAACAACGCAAAGTGGCATAATGAAGATTGTGACGAATTTATAGACTGGTTTATCGAAGAAGCCAAAGCAAAAGGTTGTGAAACCTGTATCTTTGGTGGCGACTGGCATCATAATCGTGCTAGTTTGAATATTTCAACTATGAAGTATTCACTAGATGGACTCAGAAAACTAAACAACGCTTTTGATAAAGTTTATTTTATTTTAGGTAATCACGATTTATTTTATCGTGAAACACGTGATGTAAACTCAGTAGAGTTTGCAAAAGAACTACCTAACATTATTCTGATTGACAATGTACTCACTCAAGGTGATGTTACATTTGTCAGTTGGTTAGTTGGTGATGAGTGGAAAAAAATTCCGAAGATAAAATCAAAGTATATGTTTGGACACTTTGAACTCCCGACATTTAAACTTAATGCGATGGTTGAAATGCCGGATCATGGTGGTTTAAAAAGTGAAATGTTCAAACATCAAGACTATGTGTTTTCAGGACATTTTCATCATCGACAAATAAAAGGCAACGTGATATATACGGGCAATGCATTCCCACACAACTTTTCAGATTCATGGGACGATGAACGAGGTTGGATGTTTTTAGAGTGGGATAAAGAACCCGAATTCTTTGCATGGCCCAATGCTCCTAAATACCGAAATGTCACGTTGTCTTCCTTACTTAAAAATCCCAGTGAAATTTTACTGCCAAAAACAAATGCAAGAATTTCACTAGATATTGATATATCATATGAAGAAGCAAACTTCATTAAAGATACCTTTATTGAAACTTATGACTTGCGAGACATAACGTTACAACAAATGAAAAATGCACAACACGAAGAAGATACTGGTGCTGAGATACATTTTGAAACGATTGATGAAATTGTTATCTCTCAGTTGAATTCTATTGACGATAACGGTAGCTTTAATAAAAAAGTACTCGTAGAACTATACCAGAATTTGTAATATGAAAACAGTTTTAATAACAGGAAACAGAGACTATGGGCTTTGTCAAGCGATATGTAATCTTTTTGATAGTATGGATAATATTAGCTATACTACTGTCAGTCGTAGCAATGGTTGGGCTTTAGAAAAAGCAGAAGAACAACAACGACTTGCTGAATATTTTGTAGAAAACAAATATGATATCTTTATAAACAATTCTGCATTGTGGAAATTTCATCAAATAATGATTGCTGAACAAGTCTACAATAAATGCAAAGATGCAGAACATTCTGCATACTTAATTCATATGGGTTCTACTGCCGATACAGGTGTTAAAGGTAGAACATGGAGATATCCAACAGAAAAGAAAGCATTAAGAGATTATAACAGAGATTTAACATACATGACAATGGGTGGTTCAAATATTAAAACTACTTGTGTGTCACCCGGAAGTTTAACAACCGCAAGTGTAATGAAAAAACATCCTGATAGAAAGCTAATCGATGTTGAGTATATTGCAGAAGTTATTTTATGGTTGATTAATCAACCAGATTATGTTAATATCAATGAAATCAGTTTAGATCCTATTCAAACAGGATCATTTGCAAGAGAGGTAAACGTTTGTTAAAGATTAAAAACATTACTATCCGAAACTTTATGAGTGTAGGGAACGTAACTCAAGCCGTAGATTTAGAACGAGACAATCTTACACTTGTTCTAGGTAATAACGTAGACTTGGGTGGTGACGGTTCCCGTAACGGTACTGGTAAGACCACTCTTATCAATGCTCTATCATATGGTTTATATGGAAATGCTCTTACAAACATCAGAAAAGATAATTTAATTAACAAGACAAATGCTAAAAACATGCTTGTTACGATTGACTTTGAATACAACGGAAGTCAATACAGAATTGAACGTGGTCGTAGACCAAACGTATTTCGTTTAATGCGAGACGGCATTGATTTAAATGACTCAGTAGACGAAGCACAAGGCGAAATGCGCCAAACTCAAACAGAAGTAGATTCTATCATAGGTATCTCTCATGCAATGTTCAAACATGTTGTTGCGTTAAACACATACACAGAACCGTTCTTGAGCATGAGAGCGAATGACCAACGTGAATTGATTGAAGAACTTTTGGGTATTACTGAATTGTCTCGTAAAGCAGAGGCACTTAAAGAAGTAATCAAAGAAACAAAAGACGAAATCAAAGACGAAGAATATAACCTCAAAGCGAAAGAAGATGCTAACTCACGTATCTTAAAAAGTATTACAGATATTGAACGTAGACAACGTATCTGGAAAGATAAACATGACAATGAATTACAAGAACTAGAAAATGGTTTCGATAGTCTTTCACATGTTGATATCAAGCAAGAAATTGCTAATCATCAATTACTAAACGAATATACTGAAAACAAATCTAAATTAGATAGTGCTAACAGTTGGATTGATAGCATTAGTGCAGATAATAAAAAATTAAACGACTTAGAAAAACGAGTTAGAAGTGATATAGAAAAGATTAAAGACCACAAATGCTTTGCATGTGGACAAGATATACACGATAACAAACAAGAAGAAATTCTAAGAGAGAAAGAAGATTTATTAGGTGAAACTCTAACACACCTTTTAGAAAATCAAAAGAAACTAGAAGAATACGAAAAAATAATTTCCGAAGTTGGAGAACTTAGTTCTCCGCCGAAAGTATTCTATGAAAATTTAAACGATGCTTATGAGCATCAAAATTCTGTAACAGTACTCAAGGAACAAATTGAAACTAAAAAGAAACAAGAAGATCCTTACACTGACCAGATTAAAGAAATGCGTGAAAGTTCACTTGAAGAACTAGACTATTCTAAAATGAATGCTCTAAACTCTTATCGTGAACATCAGGACTTCTTGATGAAACTGTTAACAAACAAAGACAGTTTTATTCGTAAAAAGATTATTGACCAGAACTTATCTTTCTTAAACACACGTTTAGAAAAGTATCTTGATAGATTAGGTTTACCTCATGAAGTTAAATTTATGAGTGACTTGTCTGTAGAAATTACAGAACTAGGTCGTGAACTTGACTTTGATAACTTATCTAGAGGTGAACGTAATAGACTTATTCTTGGTCTATCATGGGCATTCCGTGATATATTCGAATCTTTATACTCAACTATTAATGTCTTATTTGTTGATGAACTTATTGATAGTGGTATGGATACAAATGGTGTAGAGGCTTCTCTTGCAGTATTAAAGAAAATGCAACGTGAAAGAGGTCGTTCTATATTCTTAGTTTCGCATAGAGATGAATTGTATGGTCGTGTAACCAACGTTCTTAATGTGATTAAAGAAAATGGGTTTACATCATTCTCACAAGAAGATGAACTTGATATAGAAGAAACGAAAGGATAAAATATGACTGAATTTAAAATGGTACGCAAACCACATAAAATGGTAGAATGGCTTGAAGGTGAATGCACTGACTGGGCAGATGGTATAATTAAAGAACATTTTCAAGTTGAAGATACTGACACATTAAGTAAAGAACAAATTGAAGAAGTTATCGCAGAATGGGAATTGTTAACCGATAGCCCAAGTTATGATTTCTTAGGATTAGGTTTTAGAAATATTATTAGTTCCTGGGAAAATGAAAATGATGAATATTTAATTTAAAAAAAGTTAAAAAAAGTGTTGACTTTCCATTCAGTATTTGTTATTATTAAAGTATTAAAGATGTCAAGTGTCTCCTCTCAACCTCTCTCATCTAGCTAGGCATCTTTAGTTTCTCAACACAGAGAGCAACACAAACCCGGCACTTCTGTGTCGGGTTTTTTATTAAGAAAGAACCTGATATGATTAATCCAATCGATAGAAACAAACAAAAAGAACTAGAAAAGCAAAAACTAAATAAACAGATAAAAGAATACTTAAACAAAGGTGGAAAGATTTCTGTCATGCCAACAGGTGCAATTACAGATGAAGGTCAAATGAATTACAAATTCAGACGTGGAAAGAAAAAGAAGCCAACTAATGATAAAACGTAAATTACTAAATGGAAAAGAAGCACAAGAGTTAGAATGTGCCATTACGTTAAAAGTTTACACAAAATGTCCTAACAAATATAAACTTATCGATATGGAAACAGGCGAAGAATATATCGGTAACGTATCAGAAGATTCTCATTGGACTAAAGTAAAGAGTAGCAGTGATGAAACCAAACACAAATTTTAAATTAACAGTAAGAGATATAGAAGTTATTGAACAGGCGTTACGTGCCAAAGCAGGTAGACGCGGACTAGCAATAGCCGAAGGTGAAACAAGTGAAAAGCTAAGAGAAGAAATGCGTGAAATACAAAATCTATTAGGTCGCATTCATTCTCAAAAAAACTTCTTTCGCCCTAAAAATAATTATGTAGGAGGTTAACTTAACTCAGTTGTTAAGTTTTTAATACCTTTCCATAAATACTTAGATGAAAGTGTTTATGGTTATTATTTTTATATTAGCAAATGGTCAAGAAATGGTCCCTAATCAGGGAGCGTTTGTGCCTAGACCTTTTGACACCATGGAACAATGTGAACGTGTACGAATAGCCGCTATAGAATATATAGAATGGGCTATTGAGACAGGACAAATACCAACTTATTATACAGGCTATAAAGTTGCTTGTAAGGATAACACCGGAGAATAACATGATTCAGTGGCATAAAAAACAAACTGAAAAATGGCAAAAGAAATTTAATGTAGACGCATATGGTCTTTCGTGGATAGCTTTCACAAAAGGTTTGATTATGGGTTTATTGATTATGTCGTTTTTTATCTAACGCCAAGGGGCGTCAATACCGCTAACACAGTGATACTCAAATCGTTCAGTGTTATACTCCCAGAATTCATCTGTACTTAGAAATATCCAAGTACCGTATTTCTCTGAATTGTATTTCACATGAATAGGACATCTCCACCCTTTACCGACAAGATGTTCTTGGAATGCTACATAAGTTCCCTTACGATTGAATTTCATAAAAAGAATGTTAACATCGCCGTTCTCGGCAATATCCATGGTTTGATTAATCCATCCCTCTAAAAGAGGAATTTTTTTATTATATAAAAAATGATGAAAAGGGAAATCAGCATAACTCTTGCATTCACAGTTAAAGTATTTCCAGTTATCAGGAGGTATAATATCTCCTTTAAATCCTCGTACCTGTCCTTCGCTTAAGTTAGATGCTCTGTGGAAATTACTACCACCTATATATGCACCACTATTTGGTACACGCACAAAACTACCATTATATTTTTCACTTAAGAATTTTGCTAGTTCTCTTTCATAAGAACTACCTTTTGCTTTACTTTTACTTGGCATATTATATCTTCCACTATAAAAGGTCTAAAGACCTAATCCCTTTTAATTCTCATTCGTTTCACTCATTCGAATTAATTCGGTATTTGTTTTTATATTATATATTAATTTTAATCATATGTCAATAGTATGGGATCTCTGTCCCGTGAAGAAGCCATAATTGCCCTGTTGCCAGGACAATTAAAAAATGGCTGTACAGAAAATTCTTGTCTTATCTGTCCCTTGCTCATCGCCTCTATGTCTAAGTTAGTCGCTAGTTACGACGGAGTCGGTTGGCGATCCCTCCTTAACTTAGTATTGCGTCTTTCGACCCAACGGCACTTTTTATAATCCACATAGATAGAAACTATAAAAAGCAGATAGTGTTATAAAAACCTATCATCGGTAATATTATTACTAGTCAACCATGTCCTTCGGGGACCATGGCTGTTTTATGATTATGAATACTCTTTGTGGTTAACGAGAAGAATGTCAGAATTCATCCTGACTAGTCCGACGGCAAACACTACGTTTGCAATCTCAATCCCGTGTCGGCAACCCGACAAACGATTCCACTATGTATGCTGAGATATTAGTCATTCTCTTTTCCTTTTTCGCCGAGTTAGATATTAGATTTTATTAGTTGTATTAGTTATAGTATTGGCATTCCTGCCTTTTTACTCATTTCAAAATTTTTCTCAACTATTTCGTTAAGATGCTTAATATGAGTCACTGGCATATCATGAAGTTCTGAGATAGAAACCCCACCTCTCATATACCAGCTTAATTGTAACAGATTCTTATGCGTGTTGTCAAGACTTTTTTCAAACTTTTTTTGTCTTTCTATAATATCTTTCTGGCTGGCGGTTGCTAACCAGCTTTGGAAAAATTTACAGGGTTCAATTCTAAGTTTACTGTCTCTTTATTACCGCAATCTTCTTCCGGACAAACGAATTCAAACTTATTCACAGAGTCTGGTTTTTTAGTAATACTTTCTACTGCTTTGTTAATTTTATCAACAATGTTTGCAGGGATATTTGCTAAAAATTCAATAATTTGTTTACTATCAGAAATTTCGCCAGCTGGTGAAACTATTTTATCAATAGTTTCAGATAACAAGTCTACATTGTGAGTAGCTACACGTTTGAAACTTGCATAGAATCTTTTAGCAAGTTCAACCTCATCAGTATCGTTAACAGATTCAGTCTTGATATTTTTAAGAATCCTCTGTTCTTCTAATCTGATAAGGGCAACCCGTGTTACACTTTCTAGACTTGGTGGTCTTACATGAATTTCTAAATCTTCATAAATTATTGGATCTATTTTTTCAATGTTTGGAAACTGATTCAATAGATAGTTAATATCTATATTGAAGTCAGCAGTTTTTTCGCATTTAGAACATCTATGAGTGTGTGTTACTTCTTTTCCGTATGTAGCGTATTGAATAGCTAAAAATAGCGATTCAGCGTCTACGTTACATAAGTTTCTAGGATTAGGTATTGAAGGACAGCAACTTTTTATAACACCAATCATTGCTTCGCCATTAAGTAAAGCATCAGGGTTACGTAAAGCTATCTCATCAATCGCAGTCATAGGTAAAACACCCACCTCATCGATGATGGTTTGTTCGATTTCAGGATTAAAGTTACCTTTTGTAGGTAAGCTAATATATATTGCCGGCTTTCTAAAATATTTTAGTAGCGGATTTTCTTCCATTATTAATTCCTTGATTTGATAAATACACTTATATTATAAACTAAGTGGTTATATACGTATATTTAGACATATTATAAACTACGAAGTTAAACTTGTCAAGAGAGAAAATGCATGGCTGAAGGAAATGTTTATATAGACGGTATAGATCCATCGATCCCACAGTGGTCTACGGAAGCTACCCTACAACAAATAAAGAATATTCTATCAAAAGAGAATGCCCTCACTAGTAATGTATCTAAGCAATTAGACGGTGTTGCAAAAGGTGAAGCGGCCCAATTAGCTATGTTACGTCAAACTTTAGGCGAACAAGCAAAAACTAACAAAGCCACACAAGAATTAACAGATGCAGTCGAAAAAGGCACTGCACAAGAGATGCAAAGTGCTAGACAACAATCGGGAGTTATTAATAATATTAAAAGCTATTTGATGGATAGTTTAAGAAATGACGAACTACAGATAAAAAGACAAGAATTACAAAATAATAAATTAATAGAAGCCCTTGAGAAAAAATATGTATCTGAAGGTATGGATAAAGACGAAGCCCAACTTTTAGCCAAAATGGAAGGTGCAAGAAAACATGCAGAAACAGTAGGGGCTGATGGAGGCCTAGTTCAAGGATTTTCTGATGCTCTTAATAAACTGGGTCAAATTGGCGTGGCGGCTGAAGGAATTAATGCATTTGTAGGAGCAGGGTTTGAAGATAGATTCAATTTAGCAAATGAAATTAGACAGTCAGGTTTAATGGCTGGATTTGATACTGTACAAGCAGGCATGTTAAACATGGCTGATATGGTTAACAAAACAGGATTTACATTTGGTCAAGCGGCTGAATTCACACAGAAGTTTGCATTTGCAGTAGGACAACGTGGTGTCCAAGCATCATTAGAATTTGCAGATTCTATGGCAAGACCGGCAACTGAATATGAAGCAGGTGCGGATATGATGCGTAGATTTGGTATGGACTTTGCCCAAGTTGCAAATATGTCAGGTATCTACTTAGAGTCATTACAAAATGCAAACATGTTGGGTAAACTAAACGACCAACAAATGCGTGACGGTATGGATAACTTTATGGAAGGTGTACAGTCTACATCTAACATATTAAAAGTATCATTAGAAGAAGCGGCTCAAATGATTTCTCAAAGAATGGGCAGAGATGACGTAACTGCTATGTTGGCATTGATGGACCCAGAACAAAGAACCCAAGCACAAATGGGAATTCAAAATATTGGAATAAGCAATGATAGTACATTAGCAGAAGCACTAATAAAAAGAATTTCAGCAGGCAGTGATACCGATTTTGCACGTGATGACATATTCAAAGAGTTAATGAGTACTGGTATATCTTCACAACTTGTTCCAATCATTAATGAAATTGGAGGACTTATTGAGTCAGGTGCTAGTGCAGAAGAAATACAAGATAGAATAGCAGGACTAGGTATAGACTTCGAAAATATAATTGCAAATGCAACAGATTCGGATAAAGCATTGATACAACAAAGTGATTTTCTACAAAAGCTGATTGCTGATTTTAGTAGAATGGCAGACAATGTTCAAGATGCAAATAAAGGTGATATCGCAGAAACATCAACAGAAAAAGTGCTAAGTGATGCAGATACGTCAGTTGTTGGCGCACAAGAAATTGTTCGTGAAGCTACAGTAACTATTGAAGGATTAATGAATACACAAATGCAGGCATTTAAAGACGTACAAGAAAAGTTAAACGTAGCAAATGATAATGCTATTGATTCAATGGAAACTTTAGGAACAAATTCTGCAGGTTTTGCCGCACTTATGGTTACAGCCGCAGGTGAAGTACAAGTACAGGCAAGAAACATTGGAAACGCATTTTTAGATGCCACTGGTGCCGCAACAGGATTTTTTGATAAAATTGTTAAAAAGTTTAATGAAGTCACAGGACTTGACGAAACCAGTGTTGGTAAAAAAATGATTGAGGCAACAGACGGTACTCTTACAGATGGTGGGGAACAATTAGAAACAAATAAAGTCGAAGAACGAGCAGAATCAAAAGCAATGGTAAGCGGAAGAGAAACGCTAGATGATAGTACATATTTTAGGTTCTTTGATAATGATGCCGAAGATATGTTTGATGAAATAATGTCAGCATTGACAACTGCTAATCCGGGTGATATGAGTTCACAAGCAAATGACTTGGCAAAATTGTTAGGTTTTAATGATTTTAATAATACGTTTGATATGAACCAAGAGTCATTTGTAGCCGCAATAGAGGCGATTAAAGAAACAGATGCGGCACAAGGAGCAGAAGCGGCAGATAGGTTGCAAAAACTTGTTGAAGCTATTGGATTATTAGACGGTGAATATAAAAATAGATTCTTTAGAAGTGACGAAACGACAGCTAATATGAATACAGAAAATGCACAAGATAGAGGAAAACTAGAAAAGAAGATAGAAGATTTAATAGATGCATTAAGGAATCCTCAATAATGAGGTTGACAACGTATCACAGGTATGATACTATTATAGTTAAGGACTAAAAAATGAGTTGGAAAAAATATTTTAAAACATATGACGGGATGCCAGAAAAGATGCCTGCATCAACAGGCGCTGGTGTATCGGCAGATGCGGACACAAAACGATATAGCAGTTGGCTACCTGAGGTTTATCAAGGTCAACCAAATCGTGTACAACGATATGGGCAATATGACCAGATGGATCTTGATTCGGAAGTTAACACTGCACTAGATACTATTGCGGAATTTTCTACGTTAAAAAATGAGTACACTAAGTTACCATTTCATATAGAATATAACGAAGAAGCAAGTGATACAGAAAACGACATTGTTCAAAAGTCATTAAAACAGTGGTGCAACATGAATGAAATGCACAAACGTATGTTTAGACTTTTTAGGAACTCTGTTAAGTACGGCGACCAAGTATTTGTTCGTGACCCAGAAACATTCAAACTGTTTTGGGTTGACCCTGCAAAAATTGAAAAAGTTATTGTTAACGAAGGCAAAGGCAAAAAGATTGAAGCATACTATATTAAAGACATGGATGTTAATCTACAAAGTCTTAACATTACCGCAGACGAAAATAAACTCTTACACTCATCAGCTGGATTCCCATCTAGTCCTAACGTAAATGCAAATACAACTCAGGGATATGCGGCTGGTTCTGTAGGAGGAACAAGATATGTATCAGAACAAACATCAACACCAGTTGATGCAAAACATGTTGTTCATATTTCATTAAGTGAAGGTATCGATGGCTTCTGGCCTTTTGGTAACTCAATTCTTGAACCAGTATTCAAAGTTTATAAACAAAAAGAATTACTTGAAGATGCAATCTTGATTTATCGTGTTCAAAGAGCACCAGAACGTAGAGTATTCTATATTGATGTTGGTAACATGCCAACGCACAAAGCACGTGCCCACTTAGAACGTATCAAAAATGATATTCATCAAAGACGTATTCCTTCAAAAACAGGCGGTGGACAGAACATCGTTGATAGTGCGTATAATCCACTATCTATTATGGAAGATTACTTCTTTGCTCAGACGGCTGAAGGTCGTGGTTCTAAAGTTGAGACACTACCAGGTGGTGAGAACTTAGGACAGATTGATGATTTAAAATACTTCAATGATAAGATGATGCGTGGACTTAGAGTCCCACCAAGCTATCTAGGTAGCTTAGACAGTGACGGTAATGGCTACAATGATGGTCGTGTAGGTACTGCATTCATTCAAGAATTTAGATTTACTAAATTCTGTGAAAGATTACAATCATTAGTAGTTGAAGACTTGGATAGAGAATTTAAAATGTTCTTGAAACACCGAGGTGTGGTTATTGAAAGTTCTTTATTTGATTTGAAATTCAATACTCCACAAAACTTTGGTAAGTATCGTCAAGCAGAAGTAGACCAAGTAATGATGAACGTATTTACTGCAATCGAAGGTGCAGATTATGTGAGCAAACGTTTTGCAATGAAACGTTTCTTAGGCTTATCTGATGAAGAAATCTTAGAAAATGAAAAACTATGGGCAGAAGAAAAAGGCACTGGTGATCCTGAAGGCCAAGATGGTCTTAAATCAGTAGGTGCAAGTGTCCCTGGTGGCGATTTCGAAGGTGGCGGTGACGCAGACTTTGATGAAACTGATGTAGACGATACAGAAGATGGTTCACCAATTAGTGGTGCAGAAAACGCCGAAGCCACTGATTCTGACGAACAAGTATAAATACATATAGTTAGAAATTGGAGTTCTAAGATGAAATATTCAGATATTAAGGAAAACTATTCTCCTGACAGGGATAAACACAATAGTATAGAATTAGATGATACTAGAAAGAATCGTCTAACACTTTCGCACCTTAATGATTTAAGAAAGATTAGAGCATACAGAAAACTTAGAAATGATGAGAAAAAGTCTCAACTAAAGCAACAATACGGTGCTTCTAACGATTCTGAACAGCCTGAACTATAATATTTCATCTAAAAACCGTCAAATTTCTTACATTAAAGTACGCATATAAAACTTATAAGCGATACTCTAAATAACTTATGATCCTGAATGGCTTAAAAATTAGCCATTTTTGCACATTTCCGCAATAAACCCCAAAAACCTCTATAAATACATTTGAAACAATAGAAGTGTTTCTACAACATTGCCACATTCATAACTTTGTGGTTTATTAGCCACAATTTGTGGCGTTTTAGATAAGGAGACTAATTATGTCAAGAAGTACACTAGAAAACGTACTAGAACTTCTTATCAACGAGGAGCGTGATGCGGCGGAAGCCATGTTACATGACTTCATCGTAGCTGAGGCCCGTAGAATCCATGAAGAACTTCTAAACGAAAGTGACGAAGTTGTAGAAGAAGATTTGGAAGATATAGACGAGTCTGAGGACGAAACCGTTGAGGAAGCATCAATCGAAGCGCCTGAAACAAGTGAAATTGAATCAGACGAAGCAGAGATTGAGAATGAAGAATTCTATGACGAAGACGAAAAATCAGAAGACGAAGCAGTTGATGACCTAGAAATGGGTGACGCAGAGGCTCCGGAAGAAGATATTGAGGATCGTGTAGATGACCTAGAATCAAATCTAGCGGATCTGGAAGCAGAGTTCGAAAAAATTATGTCAGGTGAAAAAGATGACATGGAAGATGAAGCCGATGAAGAAGAGGCAGAAATGGACATGGAATCAGTTGAAGCTGATGAACCAACATTCGAAGAAACATCAGAAGTAGAAGAATCATCAGAAGAAGCTACAGAAGATAAAGTAGAAGAAGGTTCAGAAGATGACTTAGAACTTGATTTAGATGAATCAGATGATGATGCAGAAGATGAAGCAAAATTAGATGAATACAAAACACCAGTTACTGCAAAAGCAGGCGACAACGGTGACAGTGTATCATCTACTGTAAATGCTAATCCAAAGCGTCCAGGTGATGATTCAAATGCGGCGCCAGTAAAAACACATGATGGTAACACATCAGGTGGCAAAGGCGATGCACCTAAAGATATGAATACAAAAAATGTAAACGTATCAGGAAACAGTAAAGCACCAGCAATGAAGCCAGAATCGGCATCTGCAGGTGATGATGGGGCTAACACCAAGTCAGTTTCATCTTAAGAAATACTTTTGGAGATAACCAATGACCGTTCTTATAGAAAGGCTATCACATAAACAAGCGGCAGTTAAGTCACGTATAGTGGAAGGTGATGACGGCGGAAAAAATATGTTCATGGAAGGCATTTTCGTTCAAGGTAACGTTAAAAATGCTAACCAACGTGTTTATCCGGTCAGAGAAATTGCGAAAGCAGTTGAATCCGTACAAGATAAAATCGACCAAGGTTTTCCTGTACTAGGAGAATGTGACCATCCGCCAGAACTAACAGTAAACGTTGACAGAGTTTCGCATATTATTGAATCTATGTGGATGGATGGGCCTAATGGTTATGGTAAACTTAAAATTGTACCGACTCCAATGGGTAACATTATCAGAACATTAATCGAATCAGGCGCTACATTAGGTGTCTCATCTCGTGGTTCTGGAGAAGTTAACCCAAGCGGTGAGGTAAGCAATTTTGAGATTGTCACTGTAGACATCGTAGCACAACCAAGTGCTCCCGAAGCCTACCCTAAGGCAATCTACGAAGGTTTAATGAACATGCGTGGTGGTTACCAAACTTGGCAACTAGCACAAAACGTTCAAACAGACAAGGTCGCTCAAAAGTACTTGTCAGAACAAATAATTAAGTTCATTAAAGAACTTAAACTTTAACAGGAGAAGCAACAATGGCAACAGAAATCCTTGCAAATCTGCTAGAGTCCGGTGTACTATCCGAAGAGGCTGGCGCACAAATTAAAGAGGCTTTAGACAAGAAATTATCAGAAGCAAGAGAGGAGATTACAGCCGAGTTGCGTGAGGAATTCGCACAAAAATTTGAACACGACAAATCAGTAATCGTTGGAGCAATGGACAACATGCTAAACAACGCAATTAAAACTGAAATGGAAGAGTTCAAGTCTGACCGCGAATCTCTAATCGCAGAACGAGTTGCATATAAGAAAGCAATTTCTGAACATGCAAAACTCCTTGAAAAATTCATTACTTCTCGTTTGGCGACCGAAGTTAAGGAACTTAGAAGTGATAGAGCAAAAGTTAACGAAAATCTTGAAAATACTAAGAAATTCGTTGTCAAGCAACTATCACGTGAACTAGCTGAGTTCCATAATGATAAACGTGAGTTAGTTAACACTAAAGTACGTTTAGTAGCAGAAGGTAAAGAACTACTTAACAAGACTAAAGATAGCTTTATCAAACGTTCAGCGGAATTAGTAGAGAACACAATTAAAAATTCTCTACGTTCAGAAATGAAAACGTTAAAAGAAGATATTCAATCGGCTAAAGAAAACGAATTTGGTCGTAAGGTATTTGAAGCGTTCTCAGGCGAATTCATGACTTCACATTTAAATGAAGGCACAGAAGTTGCTAAAGTGAACAAGAAGCTAGACGAATCAGCTACTAAGGTTGAAGAACTTGAAAAAGTAATCGCTGATAAAGATGCAGACATTGAAGGCGCTAAGAAGGCACAACGTATTCTAGAAGACAAGATGAACCGTAAAGAGGTTATGTCAGGTCTACTAGCACCGTTAGGCAAAGAAAAAGCAACAGTAATGTCTGATTTATTAGAGTCAGTAAAAACTTCAAATCTAAAATCTGCTTTCAAGAAGTATCTACCGGCAGTATTAGATGAGAAAAACGTTTCAACGAAAGAAGAAACAAAAACATTAACAGAAGGCAAAGTGACTGAACATACTGGTGACCGTGAGGTAGTAACGGAAGAATCACAGTCGTCAGGAAGCGATGCCGAAATAATTCAGCTTAAGAAATTAGCTGGATTGAAATAAACCAGGATAATTATCAGGAGAACAAAAGATGGAAAATCTTTTTGAAGGAAATAACTGGGACTCAACACGTGATGCTCTTTTAGAAGGTCTAGAAGGCACAAAACGTGACACAATGTCCGCAGTTTTAGAAAACACTAAAGTAGCACTTAATGAAAGTGCAACTGCTGGTGCAACACAGGCTGGTAACATCGCAACACTTAACAAAGTGATCCTACCAGTTATCCGTCGTGTAATGCCAACAGTAATCGCAAACGAAATCATTGGTGTACAACCAATGACAGGTCCAGTAGGCCAAATTCACACATTAAGAGTTCGTTACGCAGAAGCAAAAGCTGGCGTGGCGGCAGGTGATGAAGCATTAAGCCCATTTGAAATTGCTAACGCATATTCAGGTGACGCATCAGCGGCTCCGGCGGCAACTGCATCACTAGAAGGTGAAGCGGGTTCAAAAATGTCAATTCAGGTCCTAAAACAGACTGTAGAAGCTAAAACAAGAAAGCTATCTGCACGTTGGACTTTTGAAGCGGCACAGGACGCTAACTCAATGCACGGTTTAGATATCGAAGCTGAAATCATGGCGGCATTAGCAATGGAAATCACTGCTGAAATCGACCAAGAAATCTTAGGCTCACTATCTGCACTTGCAACAACAGGTGGCACATATGACATGTCAGCATCTTTCACAGGTACACCAACGTTTATCGGTGACAGACATGCCGTTCTTGCGACATTAATCAACCAACAAGCTAACCTAGTAGCACAGCGTACAAGACGTGGCGCGGCTAACTGGGCTGTGCTTTCACCATCAGCATTAACAGTTCTACAGTCTGCTACAACATCAGCATTCGCTAGAACAACTGAAGGTACTTTTGAAGCACCAACTAACACTAAATTCGTAGGTACACTAAACGGTACAATGCGTGTATATGTTAACACATATGCGGCAAACGATGATGTATTACTTGGTTACAAAGGTGCAGGCGAAATCGATGCGGCGGCATTCTATTGTCCGTACGTACCGCTAATGTCATCAGGTGTTGTTGTTGATCCGGCTTCTTTTGAGCCAGTAGTTTCATTCATGACTCGTTACGGGTATGTGGAACTAACAAACACAGCGTCATCTCTAGGTAACGCGGCTGACTACGTATCTAAAATCGCAGTTAGCAATCTAGCTTTCGTATAATCTTAGATTATACTTTAGATATATTAAAACCCGGGAGCAATCCCGGGTTTTTTTATTTGCCCATTTCCTCTAAAACTGATAAATACTATTAATAAATCAATCTTTGAGAGAGAAACACGATGGCAGAACAAATCAAATTTGGTGACAGACTATTCTTAAAAGGTGCAAAAGTATTTCTTGATAGTGGTCCAACAGACAACGCTATTTTAGAAACAAGAAGTGGCACAGTCGAAATCGCAGGCAACCTTGTAGTACAAGGTTCAACAACCACAGTTAATTCAGAAACAGTTTCAGTTGCAGACCCGTTTATGTTATTAAACGGAGACCTCACAGGTGCGGCATCAGAAGATGTAGGTATTGAAATAAACAGAGGTACAGACGATAATAAAAAATTTGGTTGGGTTGAAACATCAGGAAATTGGTCTACTTTTGGTGAAGACTTGTCAATTGGTGCAATGACAGGCACTGATATTACTTTGACTGGTGCTCTAGTAGGTGATGTTGACTCAGAGAATGGTATTAAAATTATAGATATTACTGGTGATGGCACTGTAGATATTAATGGCGGAAATATTGATGCTACTGTAATTGGTGCTACTACACCATTACAAGCAACGTTTACAGATGCTACAGTTACTGGAGATTTAGATGTTCGTGGTTCTTTTTTAACTATAACAACTGACGAACTAACAGAAGGTTTAACAAATAAATATTTTTCAAACGATAGAGCAAGACAGGCTATTTCAGTTGCGGGAGGCGGAAGTCTTACATACGATAATGCAACTGGTATCATTTCATTTACAGGACAATATTATTCAGATGCAGACGCAAGACAGGCTATTAGTGTTGTAGGAAATGAAATTGCTTATGACAATGGCACAGGTGTTATCAGTTATGATGCACCAACAGACTTTGGTTTATTAACAGATCCAAATGTTATATCAGGTTCAACAGGCGGTTCAGCAGGTTCAAGTGTTCCAACAAACGTTGGTTCTTTCTTAAATGATGCAGGATACCTTATTAACGTAGTTGAAGATACTACTCCTGCATTAGGCGGTGATTTAGATATAAACAATTTTAAGATTTATACTACAGAAAATGACAACTACATTAAAGTAAATTATGATTTAGCAAGTGATGGATCTCATGGTATGGCTTTTAACGCTGTATCAAACATGAACTTTTTTGTTGACCCTAATAATGCAGGATCAACATCATACTTTGGATTCTATGCAAAGAAAAATCCAGACACACATACTATAAACCAATCAAATTCTATATTTAATATCAATCAAAATGGTGATGTTAGAATTACAGGTAATATTCTTGGTGCAACTACTGATAATCTAGTTGAAGGCAGTAATAATCACTATTATTCAGACAATAGAGTAAAAACATATCTTGCAAATCAAACAGGCGGTATGTGGCCATCACAAGATAACACATATGATATAGGTTCTCCAAATTATCAATGGAAAACAATATATGGTCATACAGTAGAGGCAACATATGCTGATTTGGCTGAAAGATATGAAACAGATGCAGAATATGAGCCTGGAACAGTAGTTATATTTGGTGGGGAAAAAGAAATAACAACGACAGATGTAAATACAGATTATAGAGTAGCTGGTGTTATATCTACAGATCCGGGATTAAAGTTAAATTCATCAGCAGGTGATGATAAAACACATCCTTATCTGGCTTTACGTGGTAGAGTACCGTGTAAAGTTATTGGACCAGTAGCAAAAGGCGACTTATTAGTTACTTCTGATACTCCGGGTTATGCAAGAAGTGTAGGCGGTAATTTGACTACAGCAGGCTCGGTTTTTGCAAAATCTTTGACACAAGACATGTCTGAAGGTGCAAAAGTTATTGAAGTTGTAATTATCTAAAAATTAAATACAAACATAGTCTAAACAGAGAAATACGATAAATAACACTAGATTATGCTGTTACAGATACGGCATAGTTTATAAATGAAATCGATTTTTTTATAGACGGGAGAAAATACAATGGCGGCATATGCAATCCAATTCCGTCGTGGCACAACGACACAACATTCATCATTTACTGGCCTACTTGGTGAAGTTACAGTCGATACAGACAAGAAAACTCTTGTAGTACACGATGGTTCAACAACTGGTGGTTACCCTCTAATGAGAGAAGGTGCTTCGGCAACTTCATCTACAGGTTCATTCTCATCGAATGTTACAATAGGCGGTACACTAGCAGTTACTAATGCGGCAACACTTTCAGGTGGTGCGGCAATTACTGGTGACCTAGACATGACAGGTCACATTATTCCAGCGGCTAACATAACTTACGACTTAGGTTCATCCACAATGATGTGGCGTGATATCTACGTTGGTCCAGGTTCACTTTATGTGAATGGTAAAAAAGTTATTGACGATGACTCTGGAACAATTCAAATTTCAACAACACAAGACCAGAACTTAAAAGTTGCAACATCAGGAACAGGTACACTTCAAATACAATCAGCAAATGGTATCGCAATCGATGGTGAAATTAACACATCATCAGGTGATATTCAAGTTGGTGACCATATTGATATGAACTCAAACCTACTTAAAGAAGTTGCTACTCCAGTATCTGGCACAGACGCGGCTAACAAAAATTATGTTGATGGTGCAATCACAACAGGCATTGGTGCAGGTACGGCGGCTATCTCAGGTACGACATTAACTACATCAGGTAATGCGACTATCGGTGGTAACCTAACAGTTTCAGGTACTACAACAACAATTAATACATCACAAATCAATTTAGCAGACAATATTCTGCTTCTAAACTCAGATGCAACAGGTAATGCTACAGCTTCTGGTGGTATAGAAATTGAACGTGGTGATGACCTAAATGTTCAACTATTATGGGACGAATCAAATGACAGATGGTCAGTAGGTGCAGAAGACCTATACTCATCAGGTTCATTTATCGGTAACTTAACAGGTGATGTTACAGGTCAAGCAGATACAGTAGCGGCTCTAACAGGTCTTGATACAGATGACCTAACAGAAGGTACATCTAATCAATATCATACAACCCAAAGAGTTAGAGATGCAATCTCAGTATCAGGCGACTTAACTTACGACTCATCAACAGGTGTTATCTCAACACAAGGTCTAGCATCATCAGATACAGATGACCTAGCTGAAGGTTCAACAAACCTTTACTATACAAATGCTCGTTGGGATACAAGACTGGGAACTAAAGACACGGATGACCTAACAGAAGGTACTACAAATCTTTATTATACAGATGCAAGAGCGGATGCCAGAATTGCGGCGGCTGACTCAGATGATATATCTGAAGGTACAGCTAACTTGTTCTACACAGATACAAGAGTTAACACTTACTTAACAAATAACAGTTATGCAACACAGGCATATGTTACATCAGCAGTTCAAGGCAAAGATGCTTTATCAGAACTATCAGGTGACACAGATGATGTCACAGAAGGTTCAACAAATCTTTACTATACAAATGCAAGAGCAGATGCGAGAGTAGATGCAGGCTTTACAGCAAAAGATACAGATGACCTATCTGAAGGTTCAACAAATCTTTATTATACAACTGCACGTTGGGACACTAAGATGGCGGCGGCTGATACAGACGACCTATCAGAAGGCTCAACAAATCTATACTTCACAAATGAACGTGTAGATGACCGTATTGGTGCTATGATGACAGCAGGTACTGGTATCTCATTATCTTATGATGATGCGGCAGGTACTATGACTGTTACTAACACACAAACGGAAGTCAACGACTACGTAGATGGTGCAACATTCTCAGGCGGTACGCTAACTTTATCAGTTGGTACACAGTCAGATGTTACAGTATCACTAGACGGCCGTTATGCACAGTTAGGTAACACTTCTAAAAAACACACTCATGCGTATGAGACAACTGCACAAGACGAAACAGATAATACTGGTTCAAGCAAGTCAATCACATGGGCAACTTTAACTTCTGGTAAAATTTCTTTAGGCTCAGACGCCGTAGATTTTGCATCAGAAATAAATGATTCACCATATGCTGTTGTTTATATCAACAGAATTATGGCGAGACCAAATGAAGTAACAATTACTTCAACAGGCTTAACTTTTGCCTCAGACGTTCTTGCAGAAGACGATGAAGTAGAAGTAGTCTACATGGACGAGCAATAAAACTTAACAACGTAGGGGAGTTTATCTCCCCTACAGTTCAATTATGAACATGAGGTCATCTAAAGACCTTTCGATTTAAGGAGACAATGATGGGAAGAAAATTTAGACATAACGGTTCCACGAATACAAAAATTCAACGTGGTAAGCGTTATAAGTATGACAGTACTGGTAACATTGCAGAGATTACAGGTACAGTCGATATGACCACTGATGATATTATCTTCACTGGTACAAAATCAAATTTAAGACGTATTTCAGACCTAGAACGTAACGTATCTATTCTTGCATCGCAAGATAAAGGTGATGGTGGTGCAACAATCGCCAAAACTATGAGTGGTAAAATCAAATTCAAAAATCAAATTGAAGTTGATGG